ACAGCAACAACAAGTTGGAAAGTGAGGCACTAATGAAATTATTAATTGGATTAACAGGATTTGTAATTCTTCATATAGGCGCAATCTTATCTTTTAGATATGATTTTACTATTGGAGTATTAGTAGCTTTTTTAGGTGTCTTTATGTTTTGGGCAATGCTACCAAGTGTTGATCAAAATGAAAGATTAAGAAGATATGAAAGACAACATCAAAAATGGTTGAGAGGCAGACATGACAGATAAAATTAATCAATGGGTTTATGTTTATGACAAAGAAAAAGATATTAAATATAAAGTTAAATTTAAAAGTTTAATTAAAATGATTAATGAAACTTTAGAAAATCATGATCAACCTAGAAGATATTTTGTTTTAGATGATCATAGAGCAGAATACATTGCGAGGTATAAATGAGTAAAGTATATTGCCAAGGTCCTTTGTGTCATACTTACGATACAACAGACAGGAAACGTGGACCAAAAGAAAACAGAAGAAATCAGACTAGATCTATTGGAATGTATAGCTATGGCAATCGTAGTTTTTGCACATTAAATTGTCAGAACGATTGGTGGGCTGAACATGGAACTAGAGTTGTAGATTATATTGGTAGAATAAAACAGCCAATAGTTTTAGAAGAAGAAAACGCATGGCGACGAGAATACAACCGAGCGAGGTGGGAAGATAACAATGCCCCAGAATACATTGAACGTAATATGGTTACAGGTACAATAAGACCATACAATGAACAGGTTGACAATGATTGATTTATCCTATATGATCCCAGATATGACAACAAAAACAAATGAAAGAACAGAAGAAAGAAAGAACAGATTCACAGGTGAATCTGTTATGCTAACTAAAGAAGAGGCAGCGAAACACGATGCAATCTTCATCAATGAGTTAGCAGCAACACTAGAAGACAAAGCAGCAGGTTATGATGGTGCGTCTAAACTATGGGAAAAGGTACGAGCCAATCTTAATTGGTTTAGACAACACAATGCCAAAGCTTACATGGTCTTACTAGATTAATTACTCTCTAACCCCTGGCGCTAACGCGCCAGGGGTCCCGAACCAAATCTCAATTACAGGTTGTGCCGCGACCCTATCCCCCTTTTTTGTAAAAAGGGGTCCCACTACTCTAGGTTGTATTGCTTGATTTACAGAGTTTTAGCTGGTAAAAACATGTTGAACATCTTAAATGTGATGCAAAAAATTTTTTAAAAAATTTTTATGGAATTGAATAATATAGATATAAGTAAACTACCTGCAGACGTACGTAGAAGATTTAAACAGCTGCAAGTCATGCACGCTGAAAAAAAGATACAGAACAAAGCCAAAGATGATTTTCTTTCTTTTGTCAAATGTATGTGGCCCGATTTTATTGAAGGCTCCCACCATAGACACATAGCAGATAAATTTAATAAACTTGCAACAGGAGAGATTACAAGGTTGATTGTAAACATGCCACCAAGGCACACGAAGTCAGAGTTTGCATCTTATCTCCTGCCAGCATGGATGGTGGGCCGTGAGCCACGGTTAAAGATTATTCAAGCAACGCACACGGGTGAACTCGCAGTAAGGTTTGGTCGTAAAGCAAAGAACCTAATCGACTCAGAAGATTATTCTAAAATTTTTAAAACAACTCTACAAGAAGATAGTAAGGCAGCCGGACGTTGGGAAACTGCACAAGGTGGTGAATACTTCGCCGCCGGTGTTGGTGGTGCGATCACAGGTCGTGGTGCTGATCTTCTTATAATCGATGATCCACATTCCGAGCAAGATGCACTAAGCCCCACGGCCCTTGAATCAGCTTACGAATGGTACACGTCAGGTCCACGTCAACGTTTACAGCCAGGTGGTAAAATTATTTTAGTTATGACTAGATGGTCTAATAAAGATCTAACAGGTAAACTAATACAGAATCAAAAAGAAGCGAAAGCTGATCAGTGGCACGTGGTCGAGTTTCCGGCAATCATGGACCACGGATCAAAGGACGCTAAGCCTGTATGGCCAGAGTATTGGAAGTTAGATGAGTTAGAGAAGGTTCAAGCAACACTGCCCACGGGCAAATGGAATGCACAGTGGATGCAGAATCCAACAGCAGAAGAAGGAGCTATTCTAAAACGAGAATGGTGGCGAACGTACAAGGGAGAAAACATTCCACAATTAGATCATGTTATACAATCTTATGACACCGCATTTTTAAAAAAGGAGACCGCTGATTACAGTGCAATCACAACTTGGGGAGTATTTTATCCTGACGAAGACTCAGGTGCTAATTTAATACTCCTCGATGCAATCAAAGGAAGATATGAGTTTCCAGAACTTAGGCGTTTAGCATTGGATCAATATAAATATTGGATGCCTGAAACAGTGATTATTGAGGCGAAAGCATCAGGTTTACCACTGACATATGAACTTAGACAGATGGATATACCCGTTGTCAACTTTAGTCCGTCAAAAGGAAATGATAAGCATGCACGTGTAAATGCGGTTGCACCTTTGTTCGAATCTGGTATGATATGGGCGCCTGAGCAGAAATTCGCAGACGAAGTTATTGAAGAGTGTGCTGCGTTTCCTTATGGTGATCATGATGACCTGGTCGATTCAACAACACAGGCTATCATGCGATTCAGACAGGGCGGTCTGATCGGACACCCTGAAGATTATATCGACGAAAAAGTCGATCAACGTAAAAGGAATTATTATTGATATGGGTATAATTACAAAAGGTATGGGCGCAGTCATGAAGTCTAAGATGAAAAAAGCGTTTGTTACTAAGCCAACTTTTCCAGGTCCAAATACTATAAATATTTTAAATAGAGAATTAACAAAACGAAGAAAATATAGAGGCGCAGGACACAGAGGATCAGACATTGTCGAAAGCGCTGCAAGAGTGCGTAAAGGCAAACCTGGTAAAAGTTTTATTGAAATAGATGCAAGAGTTAAAAGAGAAGCTTTAAGAGATTTTGCAAAAGGCGCAAAGATGCCAAAAGACTATAAGGAAATAAAATAATGCTTACAGCTATTAGACAATGGGTGATAAGAACAATGTTAAAGTCGAAAGGACAGACTGGAGTTGTTCAGACTTTACCTAAAAAAGATTTAGTAGAATTAAACGTACAGATCACAGCACAACGTTTAATGCAGGGTGGTATTGAACCAAACTCATTAAAAACTGTTGATCAAGTAGAGAACGCTGTTAATGCAATAGAATCTAGACCAGCTGTTCAACAAGGAATTAAATCCACACCAGAAGCAAAAATATTTGATTTAGAAGGTAGACAAATAAAAAATCCTAAAAATATTATGGCTGGTGAAGAATTACCACCACCAGGTAGTCGTGGTGGTCCTGATGATATTGCATCACCATTTGCATCTCGAGAAGAAACTATGACTAATATGGTAAAAGATGAATTAATGAAAACTGAAAATCCGTTTTCTGATTTAGTTAAGACAACTGAAAAAGGACCTAAAACCATAGAGCAAAGAAGATTAGAAAATGAAGAAGCAATTAAAAGATTTAAAGAAAAAATGAAAACAGATGATCCAGAGGACCTGGCAACAGGTGGCCGTGTTGGTTTAGCAGGAGGAAAATTTGTTAAACTTGCACAACTATTAAAAAATGAAAAAAAAATTAAGCAAGCAATAGATAATATATTTCCAACAGGTGATGTTAAATATGATGCATCTATGGCATCTGAGTCTTTAGTAGAATTAAATCCTAAAATTTTTGGTAACAAACTTTATGACGATTTAGATTCTAGAACACGATTAGATATTTACGATGCAGTAATTAGTCCAATGATGGCTGATCAAGCTAAAGCATTAAGAATGAAAAGAGCAAGTAAACCAACTAAAACTTTAGAAGGTATAGAAAAAACAGGTAAGATAAATATATCTGATCCAGAGGTTGCAGAAGAGTTTGCAAGATTTATGAGAGAGACGTCGCCAGGTGATGCTAAAAAATTAGAACAAACTTTAGAGTTAGATACTTTTGATCCTAAAGGTCGTAAGAAAAATGCAACAGGCGGACGTGCAGGGTTTAGATCAGGTTCAGGTAAAGGTATTATGGAATTTTTTAAAAACATGATTAAACCAAGAAAGCCTAAAGTATTTGATGAAAGAAGATTTAGAGAAGGTCCGATTAATTTAAAATTTTTAGAAAATTTACAAAAGAAAGATCTTGAAAAATTTATTAGAACTAGAGATACAATGGGCCGTGGTGGTTATGGTCTGTATGACAATTTTAAAGACATGCCTGCAGGACTAAGAGCAGCAGAATTAATTTCTACAATTAAAGGACCAGGTAATAAAATAAATTACAAAGCAGCAGAATTATTTTTAGGTAAAAGATTAAGAGGTGATGAAACTGTTGATGAATTACTTCAAGTATTAAACAGACAAGAGATGCGAGCAGAGGGTGGACGTATCGGTTACAAAGATGGACCAGACATGGGTCGAAGAACTTTTTTAAAAATATTAGGTGGTCTTGCAGCTGTGCCAATCATTGGTAAATTTATAAAACCAATGAAGGTAGGTAAAACTATTCAAAAAGTGCCACTTATTAAAACAGATAATGTTCCGGGTAAACCAGAGTGGTATGATGCATTAGTCAATAAAGTAATCATGGAGGGTGATGATGTCACTAAAAAATTTGCAACTAAAGAACGAGAAATTGTTCACTCAAAAGATCTTGGTGATGGCACTACAGTAAGAGTTACACAAGACATGGACGAGGGTGCTGTAAGAGTAGAATATGATAGTTATGATAATACATTTGAAGACACAGTACAAATGGAATACAAAAAACCATTACCTGATGAAGGCAATCCAAACCCAGCAGCAGAGTTCACGACAGCAGAGTCAGGTCCAGTTGGTAGAAGATATAGTCCAGATGATTATGAAATGGAAATTGAAGAAGTTGGTGGTACAAGTATTAAAGATCTAGATTCAGATGTTTCAAAACTAAAAGAGTATGCAACAGGCAAAAAACCTACCATAAAAGAAATTTTACAAAATAAAAAAAGAAAAGACAAAGCTAGAGCTATAACAGAAGATCCTGAAGCTCAAATGGATGTTATAATTAGAAAACAGGGTGAGATGGTAGATAATGATTATGATTATGCATCAGGCGGTATTGCTAGAATGTTAGGAGAGTAATGAGCATATTTAAATTAGGGCTTATAGGTAAAACTCCCCCTGGAAAATTTAAAGATATAGTAGATCATTTAACAAGAGCGAAGAAAAAGAAATCAGATTTTCCTGATGTCTTTTTTGCAAACGAATTACCTATTCCAGCTAAAACACAAATTGTAGAAGAGAAAGATGCAATTAACAGATTTGTACTTGCTAATCCAAGAAAAGATATGGCTAATGGCGGCTCATTAAAATTTTATCCAAAAGCTTCTGGAGGAGAAACTACACAACAAATAGCTCCTGGTGTAGATCTTAAAACAAGAGATATAAATTACGGTGGTACTTTAGGTTATGAAGGAGATAAATTTTACGGTGGAGTTGAATACAATACAGGTAAAGTTAAATTTGATGTTACAGATGAAGGTGGCACTACACTTTTCAAAGATACCTTATCTAAAGATGATGCTGTTAATTTTATAGTAGGTCTTGGAGATCGTAAAGGTGATAAGTTTCAAATTAGAACAGATAAAGATTTTACTAACATGCAAGTTACTCTTAGAAAAAGTTTTGCAGATGGTGGTATGTTGGTGCAACCAAGTGCTGATGGATCTAGACCTGGGTATGCTAAAGCAAAAAAAGGATTTGCAGCTATAAAAGATAAATATGGTTTAGAAGAAATGATTAGAATGAGAGATAAAGGAAAAGATATTCCTAAAGTTAGAGAATATTTAGATAAAGTTTTACGTAAAAAAGATAAAGTTGTTTTTAAAAATATTAAAGACATAATGAAAAAAGCAGGTTTACCTGAAACTTCAAAAGTTGATACAGATGTGTCTAGACTGTTAACTGGAGAGTATGATGGTAGAGTTCAAACAGAAGGTCAGTTACAAAAAAAACAATATGGAAACAACGCTGAAAAATTTAGAAAAATTTTAAGAAATATAAAACAGACAATACCTAAAGATAAAAAACAATTTATAAATGTTTCTTATACAATAAAAAAAAATAATCTTCCGGGAAAAACTGATTCTGGGTCTTATTATAGAATATTAAATGAACCAGAGTTTAAAGATACTTTTGTAGTGCTTTCGAGAGATGTACAATCTAATCCACAGATTATAAGATTTGCTGAAGAGTTTGAAAGACTTTATGAAATATCGGATGTTGATAGAGATTTTTTTAGACAATTAGCGATTAATATTTATGGAGATGATAACCCAAAAAGTATTAAAATGATAGGTGCAGATGCCTCTAAATATGCAGAATTTTTATATGGAGTTAGAGATGTAACAGATGCTAACGGAAATAAATTAAAACTTCCAAGTGTTGAAAAAAGAGGAGATTATTTATTTGAAATAATAGATGAAACACTAGGTTTACAAGAAGGAGAAAAAGGAAAAGTTAAAAGTTTTAAGTTTGATCCAGGAATTGTTAGAGATAGAATGTTTGCTATTAGAGATGGTCTACTTGGTTTTAAAGAAGGACAAACAGAAAGTCAAAGAACAAACATTAAAAAACTTTTAAAAAAAGGATATAATTTAGATGAAGTCGCAGGACTAGCTGCAACCCATGAATTAGCTCCAGGTTATACAGAGTTAGTTCAAGGGCTAAAGAAAAAAGTTAATGCAGATAAAATGGTTAAAATTGATAAACCATTTTCTAGAATTTTTGAACAGATTATTACAGATGAAAAACCTACAAAAGGTTATAAATATAATAATAAATTTTATCAAGATATAAATGAAGTTGTTAAACTTTATAATAAAGATGCTGAAGCTTATGGGAAAAAATATAATATAGATGTTCCTTTAATAGAATACGATAGAGGTAAAAAAATAAAACCAGAAAACTTTTTACCTAATTTTAAATATTTATCTCCTGCAGCGCAAGCAAATGTAAAAGATTTAGCAAGCAAAGGTATTGGTGTAAGAACTAAAGCTTTTACTATGGGACAATTAGAAAACATAGATTTAACATCTAATAAAAAAACACAAGCTAATATTTTAAAGACGATGGGTTTTAAATGTAAGTTTGCTAAAGCAGATGGTGGTCGTATTGGTTTAAGCACAGGCTCTGGTAGATGTGATGACCCAGCTTCTTACACTGATGATATTAATAAAACAAGAGAGGATTTAAGATCAAATGACGTTAGAGTTAGAGCTGCTGCAAAAGCAAAATTAGATAAAGGTTTACAGATTGCAAAAACATTACCAACGATTGGAACATTTTTAAGACGTGCAGGTCAAGCAACATTAGGTAGTATTTCAAAAGTTTTACAGGCATCAGGTATAGCAAGTCCTGTTGGTCTTGCAGTAGAAGGAGTTGTTGAAGGTGGTATCTATGATTATTATCGAAAAAAAGGATATACTCATGATCAAGCATATCAGGAAACATTTTTTCCGGGTATTATTTCAGGACGACCAGAAGGTGTGCCGTGGTACGGGGGCGCTGAATCATTATTAGAAAAAGAATTAATTGGAGACCCACAACAAAATCCAAAAGTAGCACAATATGTTTCTGCACTAAAAGATCAAGATCAAGTTTATGATGCGTTTGGAAGATTAGAACAAGGACAACAAGCACAAAGAAAAGATATTATAGAAAAAGCACAAGCAGATATTAGAGATCTTTCAAAGACCGGAACAATTAGTAATATTAATAAAATTATGAATCCTGAAAGTATGGCATCAAGAGCATATCAAACAGCTGTCGAAAGACAAAAAGGTGCACAAGATCAAAGAGCCAGAGATTATATGGCTGAAAATTATGTACAACAAGAGCCAAGTGAGTTTATGGAAAATCAATTACAAAAAGAAAGAAACAAGGACATGTTACAAATGTTTCCAACTCCGACAGTAAAAGATGTGCAAGACGTATACACACAAGCTGGTAGAGGAGATGACTTAAAATATTTTCAAGCTCAAGATTATAAAGACGAAATAAAACGTTTTGATGACTATCAAAAACAAAGTTATTTTGCAGATAATTTCAGATTTGAAAAAGCAGGCGGTGGTATCGCTAAATTAGCTGGTGTAGACTTAGGTCCACCACCAGCATCAGGACCTAATCCACAAGGGTTGCTATCCCTTAAAAACCGTGTTAGAAACTACTAGGAGTAATATATGGCAGAAATAGACAAAGGACTCCCGAACACTAGAAACAAACTTGAGATTCCTTCAGAAGAAGAAATACAAGAAGTTGCTGTTCAGGAACCAGTAGAAGAAAAAGGACCAATCGAAGTTATCCCAGAAGAAGACGGTGGTGTAACTTTAGATTACGAACCAGGTGCAGTAAATATCCCTGGAACAGAATCTCATTTTGATAACTTAGCAGAACTTTTACCTGATGATGTTTTAGATCCAATTGGAAACGAAATGGCACAAAACTACATGGATTACAAATCTTCCAGAAAAGAATGGGAGCAAGCGTACATTACAGGATTAGATCTACTTGGTTTTAAATATGAGAATAGAACAGAACCATTTCAAGGAGCTAGTGGTGCAACTCACCCAGTTCTTGCAGAAGCAGTTACACAGTTTCAAGCACAAGCTTACAAAGAATTATTACCATCAGATGGACCTGTAAGAACACAGGTTGTTGGTATTAAAAACCCTGCAACAGAACAGCAGGCAAATCGTGTTAAAGATTTCATGAACTATTTAGTTATGGATCAAATGAAAGAGTATGAATCAGAATTTGATTCAATGTTATTTCATTTACCTTTAGCAGGATCTACTTTTAAAAAGGTATATTACGATGTACCTATGGGAAGAGCGGTATCAAAGTTTGTACCGGCGGATGAATTAATTGTCCCGTATACGGCTACCTCATTAGACGATGCGGAGGCAGTAATTCATACGATAAAAATTTCTGAAAACGAATTACGAAAACAACAAGTCAATGGTTTTTACAGAGACGTAGAGTTAGGCCCACCAGGCACAGACACAAACAACGAACTTG